CTCGTTGTTGCACTGCGTGCAAACAAAATTGATTATGCAATCAATACAAAATTCGTGTGCTGAATTGTCCGATCGGATAATTGAACTTGCGTTCACGTTTATGCCTATGAGGCCGTCACGTCAGCCGTTCTATGTTGCTCTGAGGAATAAGCTATTAGCTATGCTTATTTTTGATCAGTATTATTCTCGTACATTTGCCTGGACTATGTGTCTACAATTGTACCTGAGATACTACAAGAAGATGAGTGGCCGCCAAGCTTGGTGGTCGTCCATGAAACATGGTGCAGCCCTTGGGTGTTTGTCCACAATTATGCCCATTCTGCTGTATTCACTTCCTCAAGCAACCAAATCGTTGATTATGTCATGGCTCTCTCATGAGTGTGACTATTCTACGTATCGCCAATATTTTCTGCGTAGACCGGTGCCTGAGTCTCCGAAGTCAAATATTAATCATCATGCCGTGGTTGCGGCACAGCGTTCTAGCGCTGACTTCTTTATTCGACAATTTGCAGTTGGATTGGGAATGAATGTTTACGCTCCTTTTGGTTCAGCCAAGGATGCGTGGCAGGATGTTCCAGCCTCCCGTACATTTGTCACTGAGAAAGACTTGCGATTGACCTTTCGCAATGATCCTGTCCAACCTAACTCAATCATTAAATTGATTGATGATGATCAATACCTCGGTAACGATGAATTCATTTTCATGCTCAGGTCCAGTAAGATGGTGCTCATGTACACTTACTTTCCTAAGGATCTCGCCGTTGCTACTACAGATTATATCATGCGATTTGACGCTGCTGGGAATATCGTGATGGCATTCCCTGGCTCACCCACCTTCACCCACAAAATTTGGGACTGGAATCGTGATTTGATCACATTCCGAGACCCTACGGGCTTCATACAGTGCTATGTTGAAGTGATTCCATTAGTTGGAAACCGCGCGATCGTTGCTTTGATCCCGTGCCGTCGTGGAGGATGGTTGGCCAGTGCTTTTTGGAACCTGTTATTGAGGAACCAAGAGGAATTGTCATATCTTGACCCTAATATTGGCTCCGGCTTGCAAATGCTGCAGTCGGGAGACCAGGTCATCCTAGCAGACGTTGACGCTCCAGTTCAATTTGTATTCACCCAAGTACAGCTTGCTAATGCTGTCAATCTTGCTCGCAACACCCGTGGATTTTCGATGAGCTCCCTCCAGCGCATAATGGGGGGAACCACTGAACTGTTGTACGCTGCCGTTGCGGCCGTCAACAAGCTCGCCGAGTTCAAGGGTCCTGTGCCTATGGTCAAGTTCACGTTACCTGAACGAGAGCCTCGCACATACAAGATGGAGTACAAGGACGTCAACGACTCAGACAAAGCCAGGGCTAAAGGTCAGCATTATATGAAACCAATCATTGATGGCTGCTTTGCCCCCTTGTCTAGTTTGTCAAACGATATTGCGTGCGTGAACGGTCGTGTTCAAGCCCTTCGCAAGCCAATATCCTATCTCCCTGCCCCCAAATACTATGAATATCTCAAAGAATTTGTTGGATTTTTAGCTCACTTTGCCCCTGGTGGTTTACATCCCAAAACAAATGAAGAGATCATAGACAGCGTTGTCGGCGCTCAAAAACTTAAGTATCAACTAGCTGTGGATGGTGGTGAATATTACCGTCACTCGGCGTTCCAAAAAGTTGAGGCTTACTCTGCTCCCAAGGATCCTAGGAATATCAGTGCTGTTGATCCCAAACATGTTGTCCGCCTCTCCCGCTATGTTCAGGTAGTGAGTGAGTATATGAAGGCATATGTGCACTGGTACGCTCCTGGCCTTGCGCCGAAACAAATTGCTGACGCCATCCATCGTGTTGCTGCTGATGGCGATTTTGGTGTGCTTATCGAAGGTGATTTCAATCGATATGATGGGACACAGCATGCTTTGTGTGTTGATCTTATAACAAGCGTGTTCATTGAGCTTTTTCACGAGAGTTATCATGATGAAATCAGATCCTTGCGTTACGAATTGTCGCATGCCTTATTCACAACCGAACATGGAGTGATTTATGATACCGCTGATACAGAAAAGAGCGGATCTGCTGGCACGACAAATGATAATACCGTCTTTGATGGATTTTCGATATACTGCACACATCGAAACTCCGGTATGGCTCCCGCGTCATCGTGGGACCGTATTGGTGAGGTATTCGGTGATGATGTGGTTACCCGGGTTCAAGATGTTGATGTCTACAAAACGACAATCAACGACCTGGGTTTATCTGTCAAGGTGATCATTCGCCAACCTGGCGATTACGTAACGTTCCTAGGTCGCGTTTATGTTGATGCCTGGAGTAACAATCTCAGCTTTTTCGATCCTGCTCGGTGCTTGTCTAAACTTCATTTCTCGGACAATTGTGATCGTAAAATTTCGCCCTCTCTTTGTGCTTGGCGGAAAGCTGTGAGTTATTATGTTACTGATAATGGAAATTTCGTTGGCCATATCGCCCAGAAGATGTTAGAAATCACTGGTGAAGGTAAAACTGAGGTTGTAGAGCGACGACCTTGGTTGGCCGATGTGCTTGAATCCAATACTAGGTACACAACACAGCAGATAATGGATAAGTTCCGTTATAATTCAATATTCCCAACGTATCAATCTGATCCTGAGACCTTGGGCGTGTTGGTTGGTAGTTCTGAGTCTAATGGCCGTTATGGTGGCCTAGACCATTCGCTAATTTATTTGGCGGACCAACTTAACATGTCCACCGTTGACATATTGGTATGGTATGGTAAATTCAGGAAGTCAAACACGTTGGACTTCCCGCTGCTTTATCGCGAGCCTACCCCCGCAAATAGTTCTGTTACTATAACTGTTGACGGGATATCTGTAGGACCTGATCTTCAACCTGCTCCTGCCATAGTGCCCGCCGAGAAACCTGCTTGCTTCTATTTCTTCGACCCGCTTAAAAAGGGATTGAAGTGCAAGCACGGCGACAAATGCAAGTTCTCTCATTCTCAAGAGTATAACGGCAAGCGTATATGCCGCGATTTCTTGAAGAATGCTTGCAAGCGCGACAATTGTAAATTTGCGCATGTTGCCGTTTCGGCCAAGGTGACCTGAAATGGCAAACACCGACTACATGTGTATAAACTGTAGTAGGCGGCGGACTCTATTTCCGCCAGGGGCCTCGGTTTTTACGAAAACGAAGTGTTTCTTTTGTTCCTTTCCATGTCCAGTAAGAAAGAAGGAAAGCGCCCAGCCCGTCAAGTGGGCAAAATTCAGGTTTTGAACAAGGTTCAGGCCAAGAGTAAGAAACCTAAGGTTTCTGCAGGCGTGGATGATCTGGTTAGGCGTAACGTTGATTACGTGAACCAGAATAAATCATTCATGTCGCCCTACACTATACCCGAAGAGGACATCGATTATTCGATGGCTTGTCGGAATGCGATGACTCAGTACGTTGACCCAGCGCGCTTGCCAGAGGCTGTTCTTGCCCCTGACTCCGCGCCCAATCACCGGTCTGTACGCCGATTCGTGTCCCGATTTGCAATTGCCTCTGGCGATGCGGGTTGTGGGGCGGGGTTTACTTTAATTGTGACCCCTAGTCTGTCGTCCCCCATCGTGTTTACGGGGGGTAACACGTTGCTCCCAGCAGCTGCATTGGGCCCTCTGGAAATGGATGGCCTGATCCACAGTGATGCTGCAAACGTGATTTCGGATAGTGTTGTCCAAGCAACTGATCTAGCAGGCAATAAGGCTGCAGTTCAATTGGTCCCCTTGACACACACCACGACTTACATGGGTATGTATCTACGTAGCACTGCCTCTGCGGCTGCGAATTCCTCACTGATTATTTCGGCTGAGGGTGATTCCACCCGTACCGCGGCAAAGCTATCAGTCTACCGAGCCTTGACGGCCGATGTAGCCTGGACGTTGATGCAGACTGTTCAGGTCTCTGATACTAGTGTCCCCGTGTCCATCGGGTTTGGCACTGAGACCTTTGACCAGTTGGCCTTTGCCATCACTGACGGTGGTGGCAAGGTCCACAAATTGAAGTTTAACATCCGTACAACGGGTGGTGCCCTCCTGCAGTTGTCGGCGACTGCTGCTACCGATCTTGGTCGCGGCATTGTTACCGAAGCTCTTGAGTCCGCTACTGGCGGACGACTCGTTGGTATGTCGGTCCTCGTGTCCAACACCTCCCCTCAAACGGGTGATGGTGGTACGATGACTGCTGCGCGAGTTCCTCGAACTGTTTCTCCATTCGCAAGCACAGCGGTGATCCTTGCAAGATCGCCCCCCCACGACTTTTATCAGGGGCCTGCCAAACTTGGTGCGTATGCCTGGTGGCTCCCTCGGGAGACATCATCCCAGACGTTCCTTGACAGGGGTGAATGCGAATCGCAACTCAGTAACGATTGTTATCTGTTTGCAAAGTTGGAGGGTTGGGGTGGTCCCAATGGATCATCCGTGGTTGTGACTGTCAACTACGTTGTTGAGTTCTATATCAGCAACCAACTCTACGAGAAACGTTTGACTCTCCCACGTCTTCCTATGTGGGATCAGTACATGCACGCCATGGCCTTAGCTCCTGCGGCGACATGTAATCCTGAACATGCAGAGATCTTTCGCAATATCCTCAACAGTGCGAAGAACTTTGCAGACGGCGCGTATGATCATTACGGCCGTCACAAGGCCTTCTACGACACAGCTTACAAGATTTTGCTTGGGCTTGCCGGATAGGAGACCTTCCTTTCCTTTCTTTTCCCTCTAATTTCCTTTCTAATAAAATAAAATGGCGATTGGTGACTCAATGATGTAATTCAGTATCTACCCTGATCAAGTAGTGTTGTATTCAAAGTATGAACCCGTTGCCGCAAAAACAAGTCTAAAATTCGAAAATGTAAATACGAGGACCCGTGCTACCCCG